TAATGCAACAAACAAAGAGTTTTCTTCAGTCTATGCGCCTGTGCCATATGACATGAACTTTACGCTATCAGTCATGACAAAGAATGCTGAAGACGGTATTCAAATTGTTGAAAAGATTGTGCCATTCTTTACACCAGACTTTACAGTTACGGTGAAAGCATTGCCAGAACTAGGAGTTAATCTTGACGTTCCAATCGAACTTACGAATGTTTCGTCAGATGATAGTTATGAAGGGCAGTATGAAGACCCACGCATTATGACATGGGACTTAGATTTTATTGTCAAAGGCTATCTGTTTGGACCTGTCACAAAAAGCAAGTATATTACAAGTCTTGAAGTTAACACATTCAATGATGATGGTAATGATAACTTTGACTTAGACGCAACTCAACTCTTCACAGGAAATTCGAACTTTGAAACTTCGAATACTATATCATGAAACAAACAATAGATCAAAAGATAGAAACTATTTTAGACATTGCACCTGTCGCATCTAACATTGTACCTAAAAAAAATACGACTGTAATTGAAAATACTACAGTTGATGATGACTACGAGTATGCAAGAAAGAACTTGCGAACTTTAATTGACAATGGTAAAAATGTCATGGAAGATTTAGCCTATCTCGCAAGAGAAGGTGAGTCACCGCGCACATATGAAGTATTAGGGCAATTGATTAAAACACTTGCTGAGACAAATAAAGACTTGTTGGACATTGCAAAGAAAAAGAAAGATATTCAACAAGAAAAAGGTAGCGAACAACCAACGCATGTTACGAATGCACTATTTGTTGGAAGTACCGCAGAATTACAAAAATTGATAAAGGGAAACTAACATGTATCAGTACAGAGCAAAAATTTTAAAAGTACTTGACGGCGACACAGTAGAGATTGATTTGGATTTAGGATTCAAAATTGTTCTATCAAATCAAAAGGTGCGTTTGGCTGGTATCGATACACCAGAATCTAGAACTGCAAATACTGAGGAAAAACCAAGAGGTTTGCTTTCTAAGAAAAAATTGCAAGAAAAACTACCAGTTGGTTCATGGGCTATAATTGAAACAATGCGTTCTGACAGCAATGATGATAAGTTTGGTCGTATCCTAGGCGTGTTCATTACTGAAGACGGCACAAGAGTTAATCAATGGATGATCGACAATAACTATGCAGTTTTGTACTTGGGTGAAAATAAAGAACTAGTGCAAGAAGCACATCAACAAAACAAAAAGATTCTCATTGAACGAGGCGAACTGCCAAACAAATAATTTATGGCAACTAAAACATATCTTGGTAACGCGAATCTAAAAGCGATTGGTGTAGACCTTGAATTTACTGAAGATCAAATTCAAGAATACCTCAAGTGCGCCAAAGACCCAATTTACTTCATTGAATCTTACTGTAAAATTGTAACGCTGGACCACGGGCTTCAGCCGTTCAAACTTTACGATTGTCAAAAGAATAAAGTCAACGTCATTCACAACAATCGCAAAGTGATTTTGATGGAAGGGCGTCAACAAGGTAAGACCACTACATCCGCGGCATACATTCTTTGGTATACTCTTTTTCAAACAAGCAAAACAGTTGCGATTCTTGCAAACAAAGCGTCTGCGGCGCGAGAAGTTTTATTCCGTTATCAATTAATGTATGAGAATCTTCCAATCTGGTTGCAACAAGGCGTATCAACATGGAACAAAGGTGACATTGCACTAGAGAATGGTTCTATTGTGTTCACATCTGCAACAAGCAGACAAGGTATTCGTGGTAAGTCTGTTAACTTATTGTACGTTGACGAAACTGCAATCATTCCAAACAATCTTGCTGAAGAATTCTTCACCGCAGTTTATCCTACAATTTCTGCTGGTGAAACTACAAAAATTCTTCTTTCATCTACACCACTTGGTTACAATCACTTTTGGAAATTCTGGAACGATGCAAAGAATGATCGTAATGGCTTTGTGCCGTTATTCATTCCGTATTGGGAAATTCCTGGTCGTAGTGAGAAGTGGGCTGAAGAACAGCGCAGGCTTCTTGGTGAACTTCGTTTCAATCAAGAGGTGTTGTGTAATTTCTTGGGTTCAAGTCTTACACTCATTGCCGCAGATACAATCGCGCAGTTGTCAGCAGATCAACCAATTCACAGCAAAGACGGACTGGATGTATACGAAAGAGCAGAAAAGAATAAAACTTATGTCATTGTTGCTGATACAGCAAAAGGCGTTGAAGGCGATTATTCAGCATTTCAAATTATTGATGTTACTGAGATGCCATACAAACAAGTTGGTAAGTACAGAGACAACAAAATCAGTCCGTTGCTCTATCCATCTGTCATTTACAAACTAGCAAAAGAATTTAATGATGCATATGTTCTGGTAGAAATAAATGTTTCTGAACAAGTCGCAGAGATTCTCTACAATGAGTACGAATATGAAAACATCATTTTTGTAAATAGAAATACAAACGGGCAAGTTGTTTCAGGCGGCTTCGGTGGTGGCAGAACACAACTTGGCGTAATCACGGATAAGAAGGTCAAAAGAATTGGGTGCTCTAACTTTAAGTCAATGGCTGAAGAAAAGAAACTGCTCATTCGTGATGCAGATACTATTTCAGAAATTTCAACATTCATTCAAAAGAGAAGCAGTTATGAAGCCGATGAAGGTTATCATGATGATCTTGTCATGCCCTTTGTTTTATTTTCATGGCTCACGACTAACCCATATTTCAAAGACCTAACAAACATAAATATACGAAAAGAGTTATATGAGAAACGTATACAAGACATTGAACAAGAATTGACTCCATTTGGAATTATTGATGACGGGCAAGATCAAGGCTCTTTTGTAGATTCAAATGGTCAAATATGGCAAAGTGAAAATTCATTTTTTTATAAATAAAACAAGAATAATGAATGAATACCTTTTAAGTGACAGAAAAGATATAACATCTTAAAAATCAAGGAGAAAAAGAATGGCAATCAATTTAATCTCACCAGGAATTAAGATTACCGAACAAGATCAGGTAGCGACAATTCCCGCTTCCGGCGCATCTGTAGGTGCGGTAGTCGGTATGCACAGATGGGGTCCAGTTGAGCAAGCAACACTGGTAACAAGCGAAACAGAATTGGTCGCCCGATTCGGTGCGCCAAATGCAACCAACGCTGTTGACTTCCTAACCGGAGCAAACTATCTATCATACGCAGGCGCATTGTATGTTTCCCGTGCGAATACTTCAGGTTTGCTTAACGCAACCGCAGAAGCAACCACAGGTTCAGGTAATACAGGTACAGGTCTTCTAATTAAGAACGAAGATGTATATGATAACACATATACAGATGGTTCTGGTAACGTAGGACCATGGGTTGCTCAGTACGCTGGCGCACTTGGTAACTCTCTAAAAGTTTCTACATGCCCTTCAGCAACGGCATGGCAGTCAACTTTGACTGGTACTTTTACCGTAGCCGCAGGCGCAACAACCGTTGTCGGTACTGGCTCAGCCGCAAATACTGAAGTTACTGTAGGTGACATTCTAGTAATTGGCGGTCGTTCAATTCAAGTTTCAGCAGTTACAAACGCAACTCACCTAACACTTGAGTCAGCACACTTGACTGGCGCATCAGGCGCAACAGCAGTTCGCCGTTGGGAATATTTCGATTCATTCGATGTAGCACCAGGCACATCAACATATGCCGCATCTAAGAGCGGTGTAAACGATGAAATGCACATTGCAGTTGTTGACGAAGACGGATTGATCACTGGCACATCAGGCACATTGCTTGAGAAATTTGCCGCTGTCTCAAAAGGTAGCGATGCAAAAGGCGAACAAGGTGGTAACAACTTCTACAAAGACGTAGTGAACAATGGTTCTAAATACATTTACTGGATGGACAGAGATGCCGCCGGTGTAAACTGGGATACAACTGTAGTAGGCAAGACTTTCACAGCAGTTACAGCACCAAAGAACTACTCACTCGCTGGTGGCGCTGATGGTTCAGTACCAACCGATGCACAAAAGATTACAGCATTTGACGTATTCAAGAACAAAGCAACAGTCAAGATTGACTTGATTGTAATGGGTGCCGCATCTGCTACAGTAATTAACACAGTTAT